GATAGGAATAGCAGAGGAATTAGTATAATGTTAGATAACATTAAGAAAATATTTAAAAAAGAAGAACCTAAAAAGTCTAAAAAGAAACTTACACCTAAGGAACAGGCAACTAAAGATGGTGAGCCGTGGGTAGAAGTATTAAGCATGGATATTAATGCAGACAGTCCAGACGAAGGTGCTTTTGAACTTGATTGGAATGATACATTTGTTGCTAAATTAGTTAAGGCAGGATATGCAAAAGATCCTAAAGATACAGATGCAGATATTGTTGATCGTTGGTTTAAAGCAGTCTGTAAAAATGTAGTAATGGAAGGTTGGGAACAAGATCAAGCAGATCCAGAAAAACGTGTACAAACTAAAGACCTAGGCAATGGTAGATCGGAGATTTCGTGAGATATCTATTAGTAGATACAGCAAATACATTTTTTAGAGCAAGACATTCAGCATATAGAGCGGCAGATTCAGAAGAAAAGGTAGCGTTTGCTATTCATGTTACTCTAGGCAGTATCAATAAAGCATGGAGAGATCAAGAAGCCAATCATGTTGTCTTTTGTTTAGAAGGACGTAGTTGGCGTAAAGACTATTATGAACCTTACAAGAAAAATAGATCAGTTGCTAGACAGGCGTTAAGTGAAAGTGAAGCAGAAGAGGATCGTTTATTTTGGGAAGCCTTTGATGAACTACATGGCTTTCTAAAAAATAAAACTAACTGCACAGTTCTACAACATCCTGAACTAGAAGCAGATGATTTGATAGCAGGTTGGATACAGAGTCATCCAGACGATGAGCATGTTATTGTATCAAGTGACACAGACTTTTATCAACTACTAGCAGAAAATGTAAAACAGTATAATGGAATCAGTGACGAACTACATACTCTTGATGGTATCTTTGATAAAAAAGGTCAACGTGTCATTGACAAGAAAACTAAAGAACCTAAACAGATACCAGATCCAGAATATATCTTATTTAAGAAATGTATGCGTGGCGATCCCACAGATAACATTTTTTCAGCATTTCCAGGCGTGCGAGAAAAAGGCAGTAAAAACAAAATAGGTCTACTAGAAGCATTTGAAGATAAGAAAAGAAAAGGTTATAATTGGAACAACCTTATGCTACAACGTTGGGTAGATCATAATGAAGTTGAACATAGAGTGTTAGATGACTATGAACGCAATCGTGTGTTAGTAGATCTAACAGCACAACCTGATGACATAAAAGCAAAGATAGCAGAAACAATCGCAGAAGGCATGACAGTTAAACAGCAACAAATGATAGGCGCACAGTTCTTAAAGTTCTGTGGCAAGTATAATCTAGTTAAATTAAGCGACAATGCGGCGTCAATGAGTCATTGGATGAGTGCTAGTTATCCGGACTTTGAAACCGTATGACTCAACAAAACTTTATAGCATTAGATTTAGAACTTAATCAACCTAGTAACAAAGTGATACAAGTTGGTGTTGCTATTGGCAATGTAGATCAAAATCCAAAAGACTACATTGTAAAAAAATGGTACATTGACCCAAAAGAACCAATTGATAACTTTATAACAGGACTCACAGGTATTACAGATAGTGATATTAGAAATAACTGTGTTGGACATTCTACAATTTCTAGAGAACTAACAGCGTTAATTAAAGAACATAACCCATGGTTACAACCTGTTGTATGGGGATATGATGATGCTGGACAACTACGTCGTGAGTTTGAAAAACATAGTGTAGAATTTAAACACTTTGGAGGACGTTGGCTTGACGTAAAAACTATTCATAATTTTATGATGTTTTCAAAAAACGAATCTCCCAGAGGCAGTTTAAAAGAGGCTATGTCTAGATATAATTCTGTGTTTGAAGGCCAGGAACATAGGGCCGACATAGATGCTCAAAATACACTAAAGTTGTTTTTTGGATTAATGCATCAACAATCCAAAATGTTTGATTTAATGAGAAAACAAAGTGGCAATCAATAAACTATACATTACTCCAAGAAAATATAAATCTTTATCAGATAACAAAATAACATCTTCAAACTTTGAGGACATTATTAAATCTGATATACTTTTAGATTATCAAACATCATTAGCAGATTGTCAGTCTAAAAATTTAGACTCAATTTTTAATAATGCACAAATAATAGAAGTGCATGGGTTTACAGGTGTAGAGTCAACTGAAAATATGATTGAGACTAATTACGAAATCATGTTTTTATTTAATAGGTTAAATCTAGTAAAGGAAAAAGTTATCTTTACTGAATTTGATCCTTACCAACGTTATAATTATAAAGATCTCATATATAAAAAATCAAATCTAAAACCTACTCTTTGGGTTGGTGGATGTTCTGTTTCTAACGGTGATGGTGTTAAAGAAAAAGAAAGTTATGCTAGTTTATTGGCTGATAAATTAAAATACCAATTAGTAAATTTATCTCGAAGTGGTGAAAGTATTTTCTGTACTATTGACCACTTATTACGGGCAGATATACAACCACACGATATAGTAATATTTGGAGTTACTAACTTTGCTAGACATGAATACGTTCGCGATCATAAACTGATAGGTTCATCATTTGGTGTTAAAGGTGATAACTTTAAATATCTAAAATATATTGATTTAGAATATTTTGAATCTGAAGTTAACGCTTTGAAATGCTGTCATCAGATTTTTCATATTATAAATGTTTGCAATAATATTGGTGCTAGGGTTATTATAGCAAATATACTAGACATAACTTTAAGTCCCATATTTTTTAAAGATTGTGAAAATTATATTGATTTTTCTCATACAGGAACTTTAGATACTTTTATAGACATAGGAAATGATGGTCTACATCCTGGTCCAAAACAACATCAGTGTTATTTTGATAAAATTTATCAAAAACTAATTGACATATATCCTAATAAAAGTTATAATAATGAATAGAGGACAAAACAATGGCTAAATTTTATTCAACAAAAACATATGGTAACGACAGAGGTTTATCCTGTGCGTTTAGACAGTGGCGATCAACACACTCACATTGTTCACTGATACATGGTTATTCAATTGGTATTAAACTTGTATTTGAATGTGATGAACTAGACGAACGTAACTGGGTTATGGACTTTGGTGGCTTAAAAGAGTTTAAGAAGTGGACAGAATATATGTTTGATCATACACTGTGTGTTGCTAAAGATGATCCTGAATTAATGTTGTTAAAAACACTACCTAAACATGTAGCAGATGTAAGAGAAGTTGATGGTGTAGGTTGTGAGCGTTTCGCTGAAATGTGTTACAACAAGATGTCAGAGATACTTGAAAAACAGATAGCAGACGGAACAGCATTAAACAAAACTGTGAGAGTTAAATCAGCAGAAGTGTTTGAGCATGGTGCTAACTCAGCAATATACGAGGGATAATTTAAATGAGTTTATCAGCAAAATCAATAATAAAAAATAAGTGTTGGGTAGTAGAAGAAGACAGTGGTAAAAAGATTGGCACAATACTAGCCAACTCAGTTGACTTTACCTTTGTTAAAGGACGACAACGTGAACACTATGCTACTCTAAAGAAACTCAGCGACAAGTACGATATCAAAGTTGATAAATCTAATAATAAAAAAGTTATTAAAGAAAGTTATGAGGTATATGGGTATCCCTGTGATCATAATGCAAAAAATGCTCTATGGAATGTACCTTTAAAACTTCCTGTGTTTACTAAAGGTACTAAATCTAAAAGTTTTTTCTGTGCAGGCTATTATTTGATTAAGTTTAATCTAGGTTGGGTAAAATCATATTGCCCTAAAATGATTACTGTACAGAGATATGACTACCAAGGTCCTTTTAAAACAGAACAGGAAATGAAACAAGCATTGAGTGAACAACATGGAAGATAAATTAAGTCTACATCTTAAGATGTTTAATGATAAAGTCAGACTACTTAATCAAACCAATCAAAAAACACTGATACTAAGTGCTACAGAAGCACGTAATTTACACGCAGAAGTCTTTAGTTTGTTAACTAAAATAGCAGAATTAAGTGCAGTAGACAAACAAGAAGTACCAACCAGTGCTGATTTTGATGGTGGTACATTTTAGGCCTAAAATTAATTATATGCTCTTATAATTGGCATAAATAATATGTAGTTAAAGGAACATATTATTTTATGAGTAGACCTAAACCAAATGTGCTGTTAGAGCATGTAAATAAAACAACCTATAAGAGTGATCAGATCCTAGAATCAGAAGGTATCTGGGCGGTTTACTATGATAATAAACCTATCAATCTTAAGACACAGAATATTTTGGTTGCTTATCCAGGGCCTAAATATAAGAAAGTTTCGTTCAGTAATCCTGGACACGCTATTAACCTAGCCAAGAAACTTAATACATTATTTAAAGTAGACAAGTTTTCAGTGGTTCTACTTGCTAAAGGAGACCAGATTTATCCTTAAGGAGAAAATTTATGGCTGACGAACAATTATATACACTAGTTCAAAAAATTAAAGACATTGAAGCAAAAGACGATTCTGCAGGTGCAGAAGCACCTCAAGCAGAAGCACCTCAAGCAGAAGCACCTGTTCCTGCTCCAGAGGCCCCAGAAATCCCAACAGCAGAAGTTAATAATCAAGTTGGTGATATTACAGCAACAGGCGAAGGTCTGTTTAAAGAGTATGAAGCGTTTGCTCAACAAACACAACCTGACGATATTGCTCAATTAGCAGGTACTGGTAATCCAGGTTCAAGCGACACACCAGCAGAAGAATAAGATGGCTAGACGCTCAGACAGTGCTCAGGCCGTCTGGCATAAAAAGTTTCTAGAACTTGTACGTCCTGAGATTCCAGACTATGTAGGTATCCCATATGACAAATGGGATAATCCTGCTACATGGTGGCACAATCCAATAAATCACAGCAGTTTAAGATTAAGTCAACAGGGTCATAAAACTCTAATGACCACAGACATAGATCATTATAGATTCAAACTTACAGCAAAAGTACTACCAAAAACATTTGTACAATTAGAAAGGTATTTTACTAGCCCATACTATATTATAAATGCCAGTAGTATCATAGTCTATGGAGAAACAGAAGCAATGATGATTGCATTACACGCCAACAACTTACAGCAATATCTTGACAATCAAAGTCAATAG